AATGTTTTAGAGCAACATTATGTAGCTATTCTTAAAGAAGAGCTTCCTAAAGAAATTAAAGTAGAAAAAAAGGAAAAATAATATGGAGTTAATAAATATAATTAAAAAAGTTTATGACAAAGCTATGATTAACATTCCTTTATATTGGCTTGTAGTTGCAGTAATCGTTACAGCAATCGTGTTCTAATGAAAGACGTTAATGAGTTAAATCTCGAAATCGAGCGTATTCACGCCGATATTAAACTCATAGAACAATCCATTTCAACAATTCAGACAAACCATTTATTTCACATTCAACGTGATATTGACCGTATCAATAAAGTATTATGGGCTATTGGCTTTGGTGTCTTCACACAATTTATAATCGTAATAAGAGACTTTGTAATAACGTGATATTCGACATAGTGAAGCTTGCTGTTGGGGCAGGAACTCACATCATGGGTAACAGACAAAAACGTAAAATGTTTGAGTCTGATGCTGCATTAAAACATTCTGAAGCGATGGCTAAAGGTGAAATTGAGTACCAAGCAACAGTTAGAAATTCTAATGACCAAGGATTTAAAGATGAGTTCGTTCTTATTCTGGTATCACTACCAATACTTGTTTTGATTTGGAGTATCTTTAGTGACGACCCAAATATGAAATCCAAGCTCGACACTTTCTTCGAACAATTTAAAAATCTTCCGTATTGGTATCAAGGATTATTTCTTGGAATATGCGGTTCGATATATGGTTTGCGAGGAATTGATTTATTAAAAGGTAAGAAATAATGTGGTTTGTAATAACTGTTATGCTTACATTCACAAATGGAGAGCAGGCATCAAGAGAATATAAAGCAAAAACATTTTCTGACACATGGACGTGCCATGAATACATAGGTAATTTTAAAGTTGAACTAATAACCCCACACTTAGAAGCATATGCACCTGAATTAAGGGGCTTTGAGTTCTATTGTGAAAGTCGTCATGGGACAGAAGTGTGAAGATTTCAGATGAAACAGCAATCGCTATGCCAGTACGAAATCTTATTTCAATCATTGGCGCTGTTGCTGTAGGTGTATGGTTTGCATTCGGTGTTATCGAAAGATTAAATTCTATTGAGACCGAGCTACAACTAATTCAAAAAGATTTAGAAGCTGCTAACGAGTTTATTGAAGGTGTTCCTAAAGGGGACATGGTGTCTCCACAGATACAAGAACTATTTATGCTTGTTGAATACATTTCAAAAAACCAAGACAAGCTTAAAGAGCAAATGGAAATAGAAATTCCAGCAATATCCAAAAACGACATGATAATTCAATTTCATGAATCACGAATTATAGATTTAGAGGAGAAATTAAATGGGACTCATTGAATCCGTCATCATACTTAGTCTTTATATCTATGATGGTGGCAATAAAAATATTGAAGGGTGGTATCACCAAGAAAGCTTAGGAGAATGCCTGGAGGGCAAACGAACTGCTGAAAGAAATTCAGGCAATTCAGTTCAGTACACGTGTACTTTAGAAGATTGTGAAATGTCTATAGACGTAACAGGGGTCAAACATTGTGAGAGGATTATACAATAGTGGAAGAAAAAGAAACGATAGCGTCAATAATTGACCAACTACCCATCTTGTTAGTACAACAAGCTTATAAAAAATTAAAAAGTGGTGATGACCTTACTGCTTCAGAGATGAAAGTGTGTCTTGAAGTCTGTAAAACTTACAGTTCAGAAGACATAATTAAAAAGGCCGACAACATATTAGAAGATGTGCCTTTTGATATAGATGAATAATACAATTGAAGTTCAAGCAGGTGAGACCGATAGAATTATTGTGGACGGTACTAAGGTTACTGTTGATACCGGTAATGATTATTTAGATTTCTTATTTGTCTTCGGTGGCATCTTGCTACTTTATGCAGGCAAGAAAGCTATAGATAAATTTCTTAAATGAATAAGATAAAAAACTTTAAAAACTTTTTGTATTTATGTTGGAAGCATCTGAACTTACCAGACCCAACACCAATACAATACGATATAGCAGACTATCTGCAGGCCAAAGATAAACGATTAGTTATTCAAGCGTTCAGAGGTGTCGGTAAAAGTTGGATTACATCTGCTTTTGTCTGTCATCAACTATTATTAAACCCACAAAGAAATATCTTAGTGGTATCAGCTTCTAAAACTAGAGCTGATGACTTTAGTACATTCACCCAAAGACTAATTGGTGAAATGCCAATGCTCGAACATCTAAAGCCAAGAGATAACCAAAGACATTCAAAAATTAGTTTTGATGTTGCACCAGCACTCGCTTCTCACGCACCAAGTGTGAAATCAATGGGAGTAACTGGACAATTAACCGGCTCACGTGCTGATTTAATCATTGCAGATGACGTTGAGAGTGCCAATAACTCACAAACGCAGCTAATGAGAGACAGATTAAGTGAAACAGTAAAAGAATTTGATGCTATTATTAAGCCTACGGTCGGTCGAATCATATTCCTAGGGACACCACAGACAGAAATGTCTTTGTATAACTCCTTAGAAGAACGTGGATATCAAACACGTGTATGGCCAGCGTTATATCCTACCCAAACACAACTAACAGGTTATGGAAATAAACTGGCAAAAGTTATTGCTGACGAAAAAACTTCAGAAGGTAAACCGACTGACCCAGATAGGTTTAACGAAGTTGATTTGATGGAACGTCTAAGTTCGTATGGGCGCAGTGGTTTCAATTTGCAATTCATGTTGGATACAACATTGAGTGATGCAAACAGATACCCGCTCAAACTAAACGACCTCATTATAGTTTCAGGTTGCGCTTCATGGAAAGAAGCACCTGCAAAAATACAATGGGCTTCCGGACAAGACCAAATTACAGCGATTAGCTCAGACACACCAAATGTGGGTCTTAAGGGAGACTACTTCACCTCTTATTTATATATGAGTGATGAATTTGCGCCTTGGGAGGGAACAGTTATGTCAATTGACCCTTCTGGGCGTGGAGAAGATAGAACAGGTTATGCAGTTATAAAAATGTTGCATGGTATTTTATATCTAACAGCTATTGGCGCACTTGAAGGTGGCTATAGTGAAGAGACATTAGAAGAACTATCGCACATAGCGAAACGCCAAAATGTTAATTACGTTGTTATTGAGAGTAACTTTGGTGATGGCATGGCAACACAATTGTTAAAACCAGTGATGTCTAAGATACATCCATGTGAAATAGAAGAAGTAAGACACAGTATTCAAAAAGAGAAACGTATTATTGATACCTTAGAGCCAATTATGAATACGCATAGGCTCGTAGTTGACCACGATATTATTAAAAAGGACTTTGAATTACCACCTGACCACCAATTGTTTAGACAAATGACACGTCTTACGAGAGATAAAGGTGCACTTAGACACGATGACCAGATAGATGCGCTGTCTATAGCTGCAAATTATTGGGTAGAACGCATGGATAGAGACCAAGTTCTTGCATTCGACCAACACAAAGAAGAATTATTAGACCTAGAACTAGATAGATTTATGGAGACGGCTATTGGTCGTGCCCCAGAAGGAGACAGATTTATATGACCTATGAAGATATTAAAGAGAGCATCAAGCTACATGAAGGGTATCGTTTAGAAACATACTACTGCACCGAAAATCATTTAACTGGTGGTTACGGTCACAAAATGTTGGATGGAGAAAGTATCCCATCTGATGAAGCTGGTTGGTCAAAGTTATTTGATAAGGACTTTAAGATAGCTCTTAAGGGTGCTCAGGGACTCATAGAAGAGAACATGGTTAGTCCTAAAGCATTCGGTATCTTAATAGAAATGGTTTACCAATTAGGCGTGTATGGAGTTTCTAAATTTAAAAAAATGTTAATAGCTTTGGACTCCAAAGACTATCAAACAGCAAGTATTGAAATGTTAGATAGTAAGTGGGCAAAGCAAACACCGAATAGGGCAGAGGATTTATCTTCAAGGATGCGCAATATTTAGTACAAAAATATGAGGGGATATATCGTATGTACTAGGCGTTTTTTCCCCCTTGCGGGGGCGTCTGCGCGCGTGGGAAAATTGTTGCAAGGCCTATAGTACGCGCGATTTTTCCGTATAATAGCAAGCGATTGTATATCGGTTGGCGGGGCGCATTTAAAATATTTTGATGTGTGTGTGCTATAGGGTCTATTTTTTTTGCGGTGGTGATTAAAGTTCCCATATTAGATATATCCAAGCTTCAACCCTAGCTATTACTATAGCTTATACCTCCTACCTACTCCCCCCTAATTATACATATATAATGTATAGCTATATCTCCTACCTCCTACCTATTGCCTATCACCTCTATAATTAAATGTAATTGGTAGTTGACTTGTTACCCGCTATCGGTTATAATACGTACATCAGGTTCAAAACTGTTTATTGATTCGGACTTGATGGGATTATTTACTGGCGTTCACCTCCCAAAGCATAACAGACACCAGACAAGCGGGAGCGCAAAGATATTTATTAAATCTTGTAACGTGCTCACTCCGCTAGCAAGACGGGCGGAAGCTTAGTTGCTAGCACTCAAACAAAAACTTTAATTAGTGAAGAGTTAACGGCGTGGCGGTGCGTCGTTTACCCTTCATTAATACTGAAGGACAATCAAACAATCAAACAAACTAAACAAGAGGAGAATACTTATGGGCACTAGATGCAATATAAGAATAACCTACGGCGATAATAATATTTGGATATATCGTCATTGGGACGGCTACCTAGCTCAAACGGGCAAGGACGTATACGACAAGCTTCAACAATGTACTGTTGAAAAACATAGCCTAGGCGATAAAGCCAACGCGCAAAATGTCAACATAGTTAACTTTATTAATTGTTTTCTGGTTGATAATAATTATGAACTAACAACAAACCAACACGGGGACATTGAATTTTTATATCATATTAAATTTAGTAAGAACGGCCTCGTTGATGCAATAACATTAAAACAAAGACTAGACGGCGCAAGCTATAAAGACGACTTGTCTGTTGAATACTTCTACCCTTGGGCGGAAGGACAAACAAGCTTCTATAATCCATTTGAATTTACTTTTTATGAAGTAGTTGAGAAGGATATCGAAGCAATTGAAGAAAGAATTAAGCAACTAAAAAAAGAAAATAGATTGCCTGATTATAAGTCTTTGCAATTTAAAAAGGCGGTGGCTCAATGATTGACTTTATTATATTCGGCATCATTGACAACGCTGTAATGATTATC